CGTACCAACCGTTCAAACTGGCCCAGAGGTATCTTGCCCTTATGTTTGCGTTCACTTTCTTGCTTTGTTTTGCAATCACACTGGGAATGACGCTTGCGGGGAAGGGCGACATCGATGGCGTGAAATCAATATTAGGTGATTTCTGGATTGGCGAAATAATGCTGGTTATCGTTTCGTTTTATTTTGGCGGTGGCCTTGCTGAAAGCATAAAGGGTAAAAAATAATGTTTACGTTATCCGGCAGCAGCCTATCCAAGCTAAACGGTGTAGACGAGCGCCTAATTCTTACGGTTACATTGGCGATACAGCGCACCAAAGTAGACTTTGGAGTGATATGCGGTTTGCGAACAACGGAAGAGCAACAAGCTCTGGTCGAAAAGGGCGCAAGCAAAACAATGAAATCCAAGCATTTAGAGGGCAAAGCTGTTGATCTGATGGCCTACATCGGCAACAGGGCCAGCTGGGAGCTAAATCTTTACGATGATATTGGCGATGCGATGATTAGCGCAGCAAAAGAAGTTGACGTGCCACTGCGCTGGGGTTGTGCGTGGCATATATCTGACTGCCGCGAGTTTAACGGCACATGTGAGCAAATGATGAATGAATACATAGATATTCGCAGGGCAGAAGACAGGCGACCGTTTCTAGACGGGCCTCATTGGGAAATTTATGAATAAGGCAAAGCAAATAAGCGACATCGAGCGCAAGATAGCAGCTGCACAAAGGCAAAAGCTGGCTATAGAGTCGCGCCAGGACTTCCTAAAATTTGTCAAATTTACAATGCCTGACCCCGATGACCCTAACGATATTGAACTTTCACTGTTTAAAGACGCAAAACACCACCGTGCATTAGCAAAAGTGCTGGAGAAGGTCGAAAAAGGCCATATACCGCGTCTGATCGTCTGTATGCCGCCGCGTCACGGCAAATCAGAACTCATTTCAAGGCGTTTTATACCTTGGTTGATGGGCAAAGATAGTTACAGAAACGTGATTTTTGCGACTTATAACGAAGATTTTGCCAAAGATTTTGGCGCAGATTGCAGAAATATAATGAGTTTGCCGCAGTACAAGACGATTTTTCCGCAGTTTTCGTTCCGTAAAGGCGGTGCGTCTAAGTCAAGAATACAGTCAGGGTCAGGCGGAATGTCTGTTTTTGTTGGCCGTGGTGGATCTATAACTGGACGTGGTGGTGATTTTGTTATTCTCGACGACCCTATCAAAGACAGCCTCGAGGCTGGCAGCCCGACATTGCGAGAACAGCTGTGGCAATGGTTTACACAGGTGTTGATGACTCGATTGATGACAGCATCTGCTAGTATAGTGATTGTGCAGACCAGATGGCACGAAGATGACCTGATTGGCCGTCTCACAGACCCGACAAACCCACATTTTACGCAAGAAGAAGCAGAAAAGTGGAAAATTATCAACTTGCCAGCTATTGCAGAAGAAAACGACCCTCTGAAGCGTAAACCAGGCGAATTGCTATGGCCAGAACGGTTTGACACAGACTTTATGGAGGCGCAGCGCAGATTAGACAGCCGTGGCTTTACTGCATTGTACCAGCAGCGCCCGACACCAGAAGACGGAGACTTGTTTGCTAGGGAAAACCTAGTGTTTTACAAAAAAGAAGACAAACCTAAAAACTTACGGATCTATGCTGCATCCGATCATGCTGTTGGCGTTGACAAGACCAGGAATGACGCATCATGCCTGATGATTGTCGGCGTGGATGAAAATGACGACATATATTTACTTGACTGTTGGTGGGAGAAACAGCCGTCAGATAAGGTTGTGACGGCTATGATAGACCTTATCAGACGCTGGAAACCACTAATATGGTGGGCAGAGAAGGGCCATATAAGTAAATCGATAGGCCCGTTTCTTAAAAAGCGAATGGCGGAAGAGCGTGTTTATTGCCGGATAGAAGAAGTCACCCCGGTAGCAAACAAAGTGCAACGAGCGCAGTCAATCCTTGGCCGTATGGCCATGAAGAAGGTGCTGCTGCCTAAAACAGCGCCGTGGACACAAAAAGCCGTTGATGAATTATTAAAGTTCCCCAACTCGCGGCACGATGATTTTGTTGATACAATCGCATGGGTGGGCTTGGGCCTTGAGAGGATTGCAACGCCAGGTGGTGCAATCAAAAATCAAAACCAAGGACCAAAAATAGGCACACTGGCCTGGGTTAAATGGGACAGTGAGCAAAGAAAGAAACAAGATAGGTTGCAATCAGCAACTGGAGGTTGGTAATGCACGAAGAAATAACCATCGTTTCAGCCGAAACCGAAAAGCCAGAACCTACTGAGCGCCGGAAAAAGCTTGTTACTTCTTTGCTGGCAAAGGTAAAGAAGGCCGAAAAATTCCACGAAAAATCTTACAAAAACATGGTTCGCGATATGAATGCTGCGCTAAATGGGTATGACGATAAGTCATGGTCAGCAGACCAGTATGTAGCAAACATACTACAGCGCCATGTTCAGCAGCGCACTGCTACTCTTTACGCAAAAAATCCAAAAGCCCTGGCAAAACGGCGCACAAGGATGGATTACGCGGTTTGGGATGGCGATGAAGAGACATTAAAAGAAGCTTACATGCAGTCTGCATCAGCTGCACAGCAGGGTATGCCTATACCTATGAGCGCCTCGATGGTTCTGCAAGATTATCAGGCTGGCCAAACACACAGAAAGATGCTGGATAATGTGGCGAAAACATTAGAGCAGCTTTTCGATTACTATATGGCAGAACAGCAGCCTAGCTTTAAGTCACAGATGAAAGCTTTGGTAAGGCGTGTCATAACCACTGGCGTTGGCTTTGTAAAAGTTGGTTTCCAGCGTGATATGGACAGATCGCCAGAGGTATCGGCAAAGCTTGCTGACATACAGGCCCAGCTTGATTACATAAGACGCATAGCAAGCGAGGCAGCTGACGGAGATATTAGAGAAGACGACCCGCAAATAGAAGAACTGATGCTGTCTATGAAATCATTGATGGATCAGCCTATGATTACCATCCGCGAGGGTCTTGTTTTTGATTTTCCTGAGTCGAATAGCATAATAGTTGACCCGATGTGCCGTCAGTTACGTGGTTTTGTAGGCGCTAGCTGGGTTGCACATAAAATGTTTCTGACGCCGAATGAGGTTAAGGAGATATACAACGTCGATCTCAATAACAAATATCGACAGTATGATATGAAGGGCAACATAACTGGCGAGACTTACGGAACTAACAGAACAACAGTAGAAAGCTACCAAAGTGATCATAATGGCGAGGGTCTTGTCCAAGTTGTAGAATATTATGACCGTAAGGCTGGCGTTCAGTATTGTGTTGCAGATGGGTATGATGATTTTCTGCGTGAGCCTATGGCCCCAGATGTCAAAGTCGAAACATTTTGGCCTATATTTACGCTTGTTTTCAACGAAGTTGAGCACAAAGATCACTTGTATCCGCCATCAGATATTGGCTTGTTGCTGCCTATGCAACATGAATATAATCGCGCAAGGCAAGGTTTGCGTGAGCATCGTCGTGCAAATCGTCCTAAATATGCTGCCCCAGCAGGCATGTTAGAAGAAGCAGACAAGGAAAAACTGGCGACACACCCGGCAAATGCAATCCTTGAGTTACAAGCATTAGCAGCTGGTCAAAGAGTGCAAGACGTTGTGCAGCCGATATCGCAGATAGGAATCGACCCCAATCTTTACGAGGTGAAGACAATATTCGACGATATTCAGCTTGTCGTTGGCGCACAAGAAGCGCAGTTTGGCGGCATATCTAAAGCCACAGCAACAGAAACAAGCATTGCTGAAAGCGCAAGAATGTCTAGTTTGGGCGCTAATATCGATGAGCTAGACAGCTTTATGTCAGAGATTGCCCGTGCAGCTGGGCAGATTATGCTGCAAGAACTAAGCATAGACGAAGTTAAAAAAATTGTCGGTCCTGGCGCTGTTTGGCCGGAAATGACTAGAGAAGAGATTATGGAAGAGGTGTTTCTTGAGATAGAAGCTGGCTCGACAGGCAAGCCTAACAGGGCTGCTGAACTGGCAAACATAGAAAGAATTATGCCTTTCTTGTTGCAAATACCGGG